AGTCGCAAGGGATTAGCGACACGTAAATAATCCCAGTACTGGCTACTCATCCCCTATGTATTGCATAGCTACGGTGGCCCCAGAAGGAGTGTATAAGTCATGCCTGAACTAGCAGAAGTAGAAGAACAAACTAAAAAAGCTTTTGTAATGAAGCCAAATAAAAATAAAGAGCGCATTGAAGAGGAAGAAAAAGAATTAGAACAACTTATAAAAGAACAAGACAAAGAAGAAAATGATTCCGGTCATCTCATAGAAGATGACGATCCAATACCTGCAGAAGAAAAAACATTTAAGAAAAGGTATGGTGATTTACGTAGGCACTCACAAAAACAAAAAGAGGAATACGATAATCAAATAGCGGCCTTAAAAACTCAACTTGCCGCAGCTACAAATGCCCAGATAAAACTACCTAAGTCAGAAGATGAAATATCAGAGTGGGCAGAAAAGTATCCAGATGTATCTGCAATTATAGAAACGATTGCATTAAAAAAAGCTAAAGAACAATCTAAAGAATTAGAAGAGCGAGTACAGAAAATAAATGAGTTACAAGAAAGTGCTAACAAAGATAAAGCAGAAGCACAACTTATGCAGTTACATCCTGACTTTGAAGAAATACGTGACTCAGATGATTTTCATGCGTGGGCTGAAAAACAACCTAAGTGGGTACAGAATGCTCTGTATGAAAATGATGATGACGCTTTCTCTGCCGCTCGTGCTATTGACTTGTACAAAGCCGATTCCGGTAATTTAGTAAAAAAGACTAAGAGTAAAAGTAATGATGATGCTGCTCAAGCGGTAAATGCTAAAAACTCTCGTAGTAAACCGCAAGCAGAAAATACAGCAGGTTCAATAAAAGAGTCAGATGTTGAACAAATGTCGGCTCAAGAATATGAAAAAAATTCGGATAGCATTATGCAAGCAATCCGTGAAGGCAAATTTATTTACGATATATCAGGTTCAGCACGTTAATTGCTTGACTTTTGTAAATAAATTTATATAACTATAAAGACAGTATGACCCCCCATTTTTGGGCAACTCATACACAATCTCAATACATAGCAACTACAGTATTCTTACTGATTTACCTAATTCAGTATAGGCCCACTAATATATGTGTATTGCAAGACACGTATACTGTGCACCCTAGAAAAATTAGCCGCAATGAGAACACAGTAAGTTAGCGTCTGTTTATTTCATAAGGAATGAAAAAATGGCTTTTAATCGTGCAGCAGGGTATAACAACCTACCTAACGGTAATTTCAGCCCTGTAATTTATTCTAAGCAGACTCAACTTGCTTTTCGTAAGTCGTCTGTTGTAGAAGATGTCACCAATAGTGATTACTTTGGTGAGATTTCTAATTTCGGTGATACAGTACGTATCATCAAAGAGCCTGAGATCACGGTCAAAGAGTATGCTCGTGGTGCTCAAGTTACGCCTCAAGACCTTGATGACGAAGATTTTCAGCTTGTCGTAGACAAAGCTAATTACTTTGCATTTAAGGTTGATGATATTGAAGAAGCACATTCTCATGTGAACTTTCAATCAATGGCATCTGATCGTGCAGGTTATCGCCTAAAGGATCAGTACGATATGGAAGTATTGGGATACCTTTCAGGTTTTGCTCAATCTTCTCTTAACGCTGTTGCAAGTACCGCTAATACAACGGTATCTGGAACAAAGGCTGTTTCAACTGCAGGTTCAGATGAATTGCTTTCTTCCATGCAACTAAAGAAAGGTGACTTTGGAAATATAACAACTAGTTCAGCAGGGACGCACTCAATTCCAATTGCGGCTCGTTTGCCCGGAGCTAGTGCACTTCCAACTGCCACTGCATCTCCTAACATGGTAATAGCTAGAATGAGCCGTCTTCTTGATACACAGTTTGTTGATAAGGATGGTCGTTGGCTTGTTATATCACCACACTTCATGGAAGTATTGATGGATGAAGATTCTCGTCTTCTAAATTCAGACTTCGGTGAGTCTGGTGCTATTCGTAACGGTCTAGCTCTTAACAATCTCTACGGCTTTAGAGTGTATGTTTCTAACAATCTTCCTTCTGTTGGAACTGGCCCTGCCACAAGTGGTTCGGCTAACCAAAACAGTAACTTTGGTTTGATTGTTGGTGGACACGACTCCGCTGTAGCAACGGCAAGTCAGATCACAAAAACGGAAACGTATCGTGATCCTGACAGTTTTGCTGATATTGTTCGTGGTATGCATCTTTATGGTCGTAAGATTCTACGCCCAGAAGCGATTGCTACTGCTAAGTACAACATAGCATAGGAGGGCATTATGGCAACTTTTGATATGACTTCCAAAAGCACAACTGGAGTAAATTCTAGCTCTATTGTTGCGAATCAAGCAAATCGAGGTGGACAAGTTATGAGAATGGTGGAAGCTATTCTTGACATGGATACCTTAACCGCTGATGGCTACAGTTGTACTGATGGAGATATTTTTCAACTTCTAGAAATTCCTGTAAATACTTTTGTTTTGTTTGCAGGAGCAGAAGTTCTAAAAGCATTCGACGGTACTTCGCCTACCGTTGATATCGACTTTGCAGCAGGTGATGATATTATTGATGGTGGTGATGTTAGTTCAACAGGTATTCTTGCTGAAGGATCTAACGGACAATCTAATGATGTTATTACTGGTGCAGACTCTCTTTTTGAGTGTTTTGTAACTACTGCAGACACAATTGACGTTAAGTTGATTGCTGGTTCTGCTGACGTTACATCAGGACGATTGAGGGTTTATGCTTGCATAGTTAACTGTAACGGTTTCGGTGAAGACACCGTTGAAGTTGATCGTGATCAGCTTGCATAAATAATAAGGTTTGGAGAGGGTAACTACGAATGCCCTCTCCATTACTTTCACAGAAAGATATTAAATGTCCAATACTTTTTTAACATATACAAATAATGTGCTTGCTAAATTAAATGAAGTACAACTAACTTCTACAGACTTTAGCACAGCTCGTGGTATACAAATACAAGTAAAAGACGCTGTAAATCAATCTATTCGATATATTAATCAAAGAGAATTTTTTTGGCCTTTTAATGCAGCAGAAGAAAGTAAGACATTAACTGCAGGAGTTGTAAAGTACGCTTTACCTTCTAATACTAAATACATAGACTATTCTACTTTTAGAATTAGAAAAAATGATACTCTTGGAAATGATGCAAGACATTTATCTTTGATTGATTACAAAGAGTATCTACATTATTTTATAGATCAAGAGGATGATACAGTTACTACTACCTTAAGTAGTGGCATTACGGATAGTGATACTACCATTCCTGTATCAAGTGCCTCATCTTTTGATTCTTCGGGAACAATAATTATAGGTTCTGAAACTATTACTTATACTGGAACTAGCTCAACAAGCTTTACAGGAGCAACAAGAGGTGCTCAAAGCACAACTGCTGCTAGTCATTCTACTGGAACTACTGTAGCGCAGATTGATGCAGGTGGTATACCTACCCATGTATTTAGGCATCCTGATAATACATATGGTTTATATCCTTTTCCTGATAAAGCTTATACTTTAACTTTTGATTACTTTACTCATCCAAGTGCAGATTTATCCTCTCATAGTGATACTACAGCTATTCCAGATAGATTTGGTCATGTAATTGCTGATGGTGCTGTCGCGTATACATACCTGTATCGTAGTGAAGTTCCTTTATATGAAAGAAGTTTTGCTTTATTTAATGAAGGTATTAAGAATATGCAAACTCTTTTAATTAATCGTTATGATTATGTTAGGTCTACATATATTCCAAGAGCAGGTCACTCAGCTTACATAGGTTCAGCATTTTATTAAAATAAAAGAAGATATAGGTGATTATGTCTAGTTAATTGACATAGCATCTAGCCAGTACGCAATAAGCGTAATGGTAATATGTGCGGCAGGATTAACCCCTGCAAAAATGTTTAGTGCTACGATATCGTAGTAAATTATTTTAACTAGCTAAGAAAGGAATAAAAAATGGCTACAAGTTCTAAACTAACACAGGGGGTATCTCGTGTTCCCGAAGATGTTTTTATTGAAGATGGTCTTACTGTTGATGCAGGAGGGCTAACTGTTACTGCAGGTACAACTACTCTAGGTGGTTCTTTTATACGAGATGTAGTAACACTTACAGCAGATACTACTCTTACTAATGCAGATCATGCAGGTCGTATACTGCTTATGGGTGAAGTAGGCGGTGACGCAGCAGCCACCTTTACTCTACCAGCAGCTACAGGTTCTGGTGCAGAGTTCCAATTTATTGTTTCAGTTGTAAACACTTCAAACTACAAAATACAAGTGGCAGATGCAACTGATACGATTGATGGTTCTGTAATTCTTCATCAGGATGGTGGTAACACTGTAATATCATTTAATACTGTTGCTGCTTCAGATACTATTACTCTTGATGGTACAACAACAGGTGGTGTTTCTATTGGAGATGAACTTACTCTCGTAGATATTGCAACAAATCAGTACACAGTAAAAGGCGTACTTACTGCATCTGGTACAGAAGCTACACCATTTAGTGCTGCCGTATCATAATAATTAGCATAATAAAAATACTTGCTCACTGATGCCTCTAACTAAAAAAGGTAAAAAGATTAAAGCTTCCATGAAAAAAACATATGGAAAGAAAAAAGGTGAGCAAGTATTTTATGCTTCTAAAAATAAAGGTACAATTAAAAACGTAGAGAATAAAAGAAAAAAAAGGAAAGGTTAAGACATGGCTGTAAGATTTAAAAATGCTGCTACAGCTTTGTCAACTACAAATTTAACTACTGTGTATACCTGCCCTACTAATTTTACCGCAATCATAAAAGAAATAATAGTAACAAATGTTGATGGTAGTAGTGCAGCAGACATAACACTTAAGTACACAGATACTTCTGCAAGTGCTACTTTTGATTTAGTTAGCACTAAAAGTGTAGCAGCAGATGATTTTCTTCGACTAGGAGATGCTAATATTATATTAGAAGCAGGAGATATATTTAAGGCACAAGCTTCTGCGGCTAATGATCTTACGGTATCCATCTTTATTGAAGAAAAGATTACACCAGCAGGATAAATTAAATGCCAGATACTTCATCTATATCCCCTGTTACAGTATCTCTTGGTGGTGGTTTAATTCTTGATAGAGATGATCTTGCTATGCCACCCGGTGCGGCAGTACAACTGCAAAACTTTGAACCTAGTATTCAAGGTGGTTACAGAAGACTGACAGGTAGTTCTAAATTTGATAGTAGTCAAGTAGATGGCAGTAACACTATTTTAGGTGTAAAAATATTTAATGATGGTGTTTTAGCTGCTGCAGGTAATGTAGTTAAGTTTAGTACAGGAACAGGGTTTAGCACTTCAATAGGAACAAGAACTTCTGCTGGACGATACAAGTTTGATACCTTTAACTTTAATAACACAAATAAAGTTATCATGGTAGATGATGTAAATCAAGCAGCTACATTTGATGGATCTACATATACTTTATTAAATGCTACAGGTGCTCCTGCTGATCCTTCTTCAGTTGCTGTATTTAGAGATCATGTTTTCTTTGCAGGTATGTCTACTAACCCACAAGAAATAGTATTCTCTGCGCCTTTTGATGAAGCAGACTTTACTCCTGCAAGTGGTGCAGGATCAATTAAAGTAGATACCCCTATAGTAGAATTAAAAGTTTTTCGTAATGCTTTGTTTATTTTTGGTAAAGATAAGATCTATCAATTACAAGGTACTAGCATAGCAGACTTTCAAGTTATACCTGTAACTAGAACACTAGGGTGCGTTGATGGAT